GCCGCCATGGCGCGCCCGGTCTCATCGAGCCCTTCCTTCAGCGCACGCGCCATCTCGCCCGCCGATGCCATCGTGCCTTCCAGCGACCCAATCTGGTCCTCGAACGCGTCGATCCGATCACTCTCAGCCATTCCTCATTCCTTTCCTTCATCCGGAAACGCCGCCGCAAGTTCTTCCAGCCGTGCCCGCGAAAGCGGGGCCGCTGAACCATCCTTGCCCAGCAGAAAGCTCAGCTCCGCCGGCGTCAGATCCCATACATCGCGCGGCATCATCCCGAGGGCGCATCCCGCCCTCAGCAGGTCCTTCCAGGCAAACCGCGTCATGCGGGAAACGCGAAGGCCCGCGCCAGAAGCTGCCCGGCCAGCCGTGCCGCCTCTACCGGGCCACCTTCGATCTCCGCCGTCAGCAGATCACGAACGTCGCCCGTCCAACCACCGCCGCGCAGGCCAGCGACGATCACCGCCAGAACGTCCCGCGATGAGAACGCCCCGCTCTCGAACCGTTCGACCATCCCGACGAGGCTATCCGCCTCCATCCCCGCCTCCAGTTCCGCCAGCGCGCCCAGCGTCAACCGCATCACGCGCCGCTCGCCGTTCAGGAAAACCGGCACATCCCCCGTCCAAGGATTCCCCATCAGAGTGCCGTGAAGATCAGGGCACCTGCCGACGCCAACGCCAGTTCATAGGTCGCCTCGCCGTTGTGACTGCCCGCGTATTCGATGGAGGTCACCTGGAACGGTCCTTCGACGATTCCGAAATCCGGGATGATCACCTGGAAATCCGGCGTCTCTCCGTCAAAGAAGATCTGCCGCGCGCGCTCATCCGTCGACGCGTCGCGAAAAACGCCCGAACCAGAGATCGATGCCGCTTTCACACCCGCGCCGCCCAGCAGTTCACGCCAGCCCTCGCTTGCCAGCGAGGTGACATCGACGCTCTCCGCGTTGAACGAAAGCCGCGTGGCCCGCAGCCCTGCCACGGTCTCGAATTGCCCGCCGCCCGTCATATCGAGCTTGATCAACAGGTCTTTGCCATTCTGTGCCGCCATCGGCTCCACTCCATTGAAAGAATTCAGTTATCTTCGACGATCGCGCGAAATGTCATGTCGATCCGTCGCACCTGCCCCGCCCGCACACGACGCGCGCGCGCCTTCACGAAGCTCAGGTTCACCACGCGTCCCCGGCTCAAAGCGGGAGACGCGCCCACAAGCGCATCCGAGATCGCCTCTGCCACCGCTTTCGAGGTCGCAAACCCCTCTTCCGTGCTGACCACCGCCACATCGAAACGATGATCCCCAAGCCCGCCTGTCGCGTCAGACATATCGCGCACTTCGCCTTCGCCGACGCTCACCATTGTCCCGCTCACGGGTCCGGGCGGCACCTCGTCATGGATCGCGGTGCCGACCAGGGCGGCCAACGCCGCGTCAGCGCGCAAAAGCTGATAGACCGCCGCCTGCAGCGCCAGGGATGCTCCGTAGCTCATGACGCCACCTCCTCGTCCACCGTGCACTCCAGAAACCGCAGGTCGCTGCTGTCGCGCACCGCACGAATTTCGAAAACCCGCGCACCGTCGCGAAACCGCTGTCCCGCCTTTGGTCGCGCCGAACTCTGTGGCGGCACGGCCCGTAGCGTCACACGATAGCTCGCTCGGCTCCGTGCCAGCTCCTCGCCACGCTCCAGCCGCGCGGAGACAGGCTCGACCGCCCCCCAATGCGTGCCAAGCGCAATCCAGCTGCCCGAGAAGCCCCCGGCGCCGTCATCGCTCCGGCTTCGCGCTTCCAGCACCAGCTTCCGATTGAGACGCTTCATATCCGACGTGCCCCGACAATCCGGATCGGCGTGTAACGGCGACAGATACTGACGACGCCATGCGGCAGGCTCGCGGCCCGGGTTACCGTCTCGGATCGGTTCTCATAGTAATGCGCCGCAAGCAGGAACACGGCCTGCTGCAGATCGGCCGGAACATCGTCCCAGTCGCCGTAACCCGCCGTGAACACCACGTCGGCCGACCCTCCCACCGGAATGGTTGGAAGTGACAGGCCAATGGCCGCCAGCGCCGGAACATGCGTGTCCCGGGACAGTCGATATGCACCAGGATCGATGACCGTGGTTCCGCCCTGCAAATCCACAATGCTCAGCGACGCGATAGCTGTCACCGGGGCCACAGGAAAAACCTGTTGGCCGAAGGATCGCCAGGCGGAGTTCACCAGAAGAAACTCACGCGCGATCAAAGCTTTGCTTGTACGCCCTTCAATCGTCGCGATGGCGGCTCGAAGCTGCGACACCAACACCGCATCTTGCAGACCATCCTCGGCAAACCCGCTGCCAAGCTGCAAATGCTCCCGAAACTCCGCGACCGGCAGTGCCGTATCCGGCACATGGGTCTGCTCGATCAATATCATCTACCTGACCTCCGTAGCTCGCCCTGAATGGGCTACCTCCACCGCCCGTGCTGGGCGAAACCGGGCGCGCTCTTCCCCGCATCACTTGGACGGAGGGGAGCAGCAGAAACGCGAGGCAAAAGACCGAAGCGCGCCCGGACACCGACCCGTTTCCGGGCCGGTCCGTTTCCCACAGGACTTATGTCTGCGAGAACCTCAGAAGCCGGATTGCGGCAAAGTCGGTGACGTCGCCGCCCACACGCTTGGTCGCATAGAAGAGCACATGCGGCTTGGCTGAGAACGGATCACGCAGAATCCGCAAGTCGGGACGCTCGGCAATGGTGTAGCCCGCGCTGAAGTCACCGAAGGCAATCGAATCCGACCCGTTCGCGATATCCGGCATGTCTTCGCAGATCAGTACCGGGTAGCCCAGCAAACGGGCCGGTTCGCCCGCGGCCAGTCCGTCGGTCCACATGAAACGGCCCTCGGCATCCTTGATCTGGCGAACCTGGCCTGCCGTCTTGGAGTTCAGCAGGAACGTGGCATTCGCCCGGTAGCGCGCGCCAAGGCTATAGACCATGTTGACCAATCCTGCGCCTGGATCGGTGGCATTGAACCCACCATCATTGCCAGTACGGATGTAGCCGATGTTGCCCCAGCTCCAGCTCGTGTGCAGAACCTTGGGCTGGTTCAGAATGCCGGTCGGCTTGTCGACGCCGTCACCATTGATGAACGCGGCGGCCTCGGACCGCGCAAAGCTGTCGGCAATCCGCCCGGAGAGCCAGCTCTCGATGTCGAACGCGCTGTCGTCCAGCAAACGCTGGCTGATTTTCGGCAAAGCCGACAGCTCGTGCAGCGGGATGCTGATCCGGTCGATGGTGGGCGTCGCGGTCTCGGCCGTGCTGGCCGTCTCGGTGGCCCAGCCCGCACCGGTCTCGGTCGAGTCGATCAGCACGTCATAGGACGTCGCTTCGACATTCACGACATTCGCGATCTGGCGAAGCGACGCCGCACCACGCAGCACGGACTGGATCGACGCGCTGGTCTGCGGATCGACAAGAAAGCCCCCGTCACCGGCAACGGCCGTGCTCATCGCCTTGCCTTCAAGGTCGAGACCCCGCAAAGCGCCATCTTCGCCGGTGCGCAGATAAGCGTTGAACGCCTTCTGATGCGGCGCTTCGTCCTCGACGCGCGTGGCCAGCGCCGGACGGCGCGATTGGGAAAGTGATTTGCGATCCAGCATGGTCAGTCGCTCTTCCTGTTTCTTGAGTTGATGGGTGATGTCACCGACGAGGCCCGCAAGCGCGGTCTTCACCTCCTCGGCCGCCGACTGGGGAGAAGACAAACCGTCCTCGCCCCGAGACGTCGTCTCGGGTGTGCTCATGTCAATTTTCCTCGGTTAGAAGGGCTTAGAGGCCCTGAGCAAGATTGCAGCGGGCCTCTTCGATGACCGCCGCAAGGTCGCGCATCAGGCCGTCCTCGGGGCTCTCCCCCTTGGCACCCACCCGCGCATCGGGAAGCATCGGAAACGTCACGAGCGACACCTCCCAAAGCTCCAGTTCCTTCAGGCGCCGCCGCCCGTTCTCATCCTTGGTGGCGCGCACAGTGCGGTAGCCGATAGACAGCCCCTCGATGGCGCCGGCTTCCAGTAGCGCCGCCGCCTCTCGCGCCCGCGCAACGTCCGGCAGCAAACGGCCCTTTACGTAAAGCCCCTTCGCATCCTCGCGCACCTCATCCCAAACCCCGATGGGCTGGGCCGGATCATGTTGCCACAGCATCCGCACCCGCCGGTTGGCCGCCGCGAGCGACTTCAAGGACAAGGCATAAGCCCCGGACTCCACCACATCGCCGCCCCGATCAACCGCACCGAAGAGCGAGGCGTACCCCTCGATCACCGAGCCTTCCGTGACCGCCAGCTTCGTCTCGACCTGGCAAAACTTGCGTTCCAGTTCCATGTCCCTCACTCCTCGGCCAGTTTCGGCAATCCGAGCAAGCTGCGCTTCTCGGCCTCGCTCAGAAAATCGGCAGCAGCCACGCGCTTCCACTGCGCCTCCCGCTCCGCCGCAAGCGCGGGCACCTGGTCCAGGTCCGGCTTGAACATCGCCTGATCCCCGGTGAAGCCCGCCAGCCAATGCGACAACGCCCCGCAAACCTTTGACACAAGGGGCAAAACTGTCAGCCGATAGAACGCCCGGTTCGCCTCCTGGTAATTTGCATAAGTGGCATCCCCCGGAATACCCAGCAACATCGGCGGCACGCCGAACGCCACCGCGATTTCCCGCGCAGCCCCTTCCTTGGTCTTCAGAAACTCCATGTCGGACGGCGAGAACCCCATCGGCTTCCAATCCAGCCCGCCTTCCAGCAGCATCGGACGCCCCGCATTCCGCGCACCGACGTGATAGGCCTCCATCTCGTTCAGCACCCGGTCATATTGCTCGGGCGTCATCACGTCGTGACCCTCAGGCCCCTTGTAGACGATCGCCCCCGAAGGCCGCGCCGCATTGTCCAAAAGCGCTTTCGACCAGGCCGAAGCCGCGTTGTGAACATCGACCGCCGACGCAGCCGCCTGCATCGGCGAAAGGCCATAGTGATCGTCCTGCGGATGCATTGCCTTGATATGACAGACCGTCGAAATCCCCTCGGTCAACGGAAAGCGGTGCTTTCGCCCCCCCACCGCATAGTCATAGGCCACTGGCCATCCGTCCGCGCCCGGTACGACCGACATCCGGTCGGACCGCAGCACGTGCAACTCAAACGGTGCCCCTGTGTCGT